AGTCGCTTCTTTATGTTCTTACGCACATAGTGACCACCGTGCCCATCTGGGTTAGGCTGATACACACTTTTTTCAACAAAGTAATACCATCCGAATATCTGCTCTCCCCATAGCTTAAATGTGTCAAGCAAATTCAAATCCGAGCCATCGGTTAAGGTCAACTCGTTCTCACAAAAGGAAATCCACCCCTCAACAGCTCTATCATCATAGTAAATGCCGGGATTGGCTATAAGGTCGTCAACCCTGTTCATCTCCATTGAAATTTCCTTGCATACAGGTATCTCTCCTCTGATTACGGCATCTCTGAACAAGCCGTAGTATCTTGGTGTGGCTGTGTTAGATAATGCCATAATATCATTCCTTTCAAAATAAAAGAGCCTATGTTCAGGCTCAGTTATCAATCAAATACCAATTTCTTTAAGCATTTTTAAGAGTTCGGTTTTATCAATTTCTGTATCAACATTAATATGAACGTGTGCTTTGTTTCCGTCAAAAGTAATATCACATTCATTAAACCTAATGTCCGTATCATATCCAAGTTTTTTATGTATTATTACCTTAACAGCTTTTGAAATTACACCTCTCATAAATTTAGATACTATCTTCATTTCATCCATAGCTCCTTTAACTCCTTTCAGTTTTTGCATTGTTTCATAACACAGCTTGTAATTATCACGTTTTTTGCTATAACTTAAGGAGTATGGAAATGATAACATAGTTCAACCTTATGTCAATTTTTTATCAACAATACTTCTCGCAATGCTTCTAACAAACTTTTCTCCAAGCTCAGCCGAAGTATCAACTATACCTGTGCCCAAAGTTGTTTTACCAAATGAATTCATCTTTCCTCCAATGAAAGCGTGTCCTTTATCTTCTAATTTTTTTCCAATTTTATATGATACAGTACCAACTGCTATTTTTTTACTCCATTCACAGTATTGGGAAAATTTTCGGTTATATATTCCTTATAGGAACTTATTGTTTTTTTTGTATTTTCACGTTTCATCTTAGACTCCTCTTTTTTAGTTCTCGCAAAATTAAGAGCATAGTCAAGCTTTTCTTTTCGCAATTGTTGGTCTTTGCGAATCTCCCCCAATTCGGTTAATGAACCATCCTTATTTTGAAAGAGCCTAACACCCCATTTCATACCCTTTATACCGTGATGGTAAAGTTCGTTATTAAAGTTCATAAAAATCACTCCTTTCGTATGGACAACCATAACTATTTGTGCTATCATTTATGTATAATTAATCTTGATTGGATGGTGATAATATGTCGGAATCATTTAAGCCTTTACCAGAAATAGAAAATTTTGAAATTTCAACTTGCGACACAAGCATTTTAAACGATAAAAACTTTAAACAATTAAACCTGACAACTTCACAAAAATCTCAAATGAGTTACTTTGCTTCGCAAGTACCATCATTAATAACAAGTGGCGCTATAGCAAACGCATATGTTATGAAAATTCCCGAAGGATTTACCAAGGCGGACTTAATGAAATATGTCAATGGTGGTGTTGGCAATTCCCTACGTGGAGCTAATGGGCAAATTGCGGCTCATGCTCCATTATACGAACTGTCTAATATATCAGTAGCTCTATCGGCTTTTTCCGTATTATCACTGGCTACCGGACAATATTTTCTTACTCAAATAAACACCGGACTTGATAAAATAAATCAAAAAATTGATGAGGTTATGAGTTTTCTTTATGGAGATAAAAAAGCCGAACTCGTTTCAGAACTAAATTTTATACAATATGCTTATAAAAATTTCAGCTCAATTATGCGACACGACGAACAGCGAGTTTCCACAATATCCAGTCTTCAAAAGACTCGTAAAGTTGCTATTAAAGACATAGAGTTTTATTTAGGCGATTTGGAAGTAAAAGCGAACACTCAAGCAAAAAATTATACTGATTTTGAAAAAATTTCAAATGACGCTTTACAAATAAAAGAAAGCTTAGAGCTTGCTATGCAGTTATACATTATTAGTACGGCTATGGAAACCTATTACGCACAAAACGACGATAAGGAATACATTCAATCTCTGAAAGCTGATTTAACTTATTACCTTAACAAATGTAACAACAATACATTAAAGCTGTTTAGTCAATTAAAAGGTCGTGCCGGTGAATTTAAACCCAATGCTATAAATAAATTTGACTCTGCTCCGCTTATTAATGAGTTTGCAAACATTATAGACACTTTGGCAATAGGGGAAAAATCACCTATGATGCAAACAATCGAAACCGCTTTTGGCGACGCATCAGAAAAAATTTATTATTTCAACAATGATGGCGATGTGTTTATGAAAATGATTGCTTAGATTTTATAACCCGAGTGCTTTTCTGCCAACCAAAGCCAATTGTGAAATCTTTTGTTCGCCGACAGTAGTTCGCTTGATATCTTTAAGTGTAATCTGTTCCATATCAAATACAATAACGGGGGATTTGGCTTTAAATCCTCCGTAAATTGCATCATTAGTATCGAGTACAGCACCATATCCGGCTTTTTTACATTCGTTAAAGAATTTGGTTCTTTGGGTGTACACATCTTTACCTTTACGAGAATCACCCTGACCATCATACGGAATAACGTAATTGAACATTCTATACACCTTTTGCAAATCCTGTGAAGATGGCGTATAGTCGCTATCTTTCATCTTATCCAAAACAGTCTTTGCTTCTCGATATCCTTTAAACTTGTATTTGTCACTTACGAAGTAACTTTTCATACGTTCGTCATCGGTAACAAAATTGTAAAAATCCCTATCCTTTTTATACAAGTTTCTAAACACCTCTGCACCCGAATCCTCACTTGCCACCTTGATGTCTTTCTTTAATGAATTGTCAATTCGGTATTTCATACAATAGCCTGTTCCTATAGAATTTCCGTCTTCATCGTATAGTGTTTGCGGTATTTTCTTGTTAAATAGAGCATTATACTGGTGTCTGTCAAGAGTAGTGTGTGTCGCATAAAACATATCGGTATTTTGAGTTCTTCCTTTATCATAAGACAATGTACTAAGTGTAGTCTTATCAGACTCCAGCACCTCATCGAAATGCTTTTTATTGTATATGCTGTTCCCCTTTTTTCTTTTGACATAAATTGCTTTCTTTTCGGATTGGGTGTAATCTCCTCCACCTAAAGGATACGGAGGTCCATTTTTCGTTCCCCATTTTTGCCCTAAAATGCCGTGATGATAAAGTTCTTTACGCATTTATATCAACCACCTTTAAGTTGTTTAATAGCTACTGCGATACCTATTGCCGAACTTGTAATAGCTAAAGCACTACCTGCAATCTCTAACGTTTCTCTCACATAAGTCTGACCACTGGTTGTTTGTTTAGATTTTAAATCCCTATACTGTTGCTCCATATTCATTCGTTTAACAGCGGCTTTCAATTCCTCATCAGACATTTTACTTACGTCTTTCTCCGCTTCTTTATGGCTTTTCATATTACCAACCGAAGTCGAAATTTTACCGGTATTGCGAACAATATTATTGGCACTGTCAACAGTATTTTTCATACGCCCAAGCTGTTCGGGAGTTCTTCTCACTCCCCATTTCATACCTTTTATACCGTGATGGTAAAGTTCATAATTCATATAATCACCCCTTATCATTTTCAACACTTACATTCATTCTCCACTCCAGCTCACTAAGCAAACTATTTACAGATTCAGTAACCGATGAACTAAGCGGCGGGTCAAACAGCAATTTAACCTTTAAGTAAACATATGACTTAACAAATTCAAGCTTGCTATCATCTTGGATGTAGTCAGTCCATACAGTGTTTTCATCCTCTATGCTAAATCCGGTTTCCGGTCCTACTCCAAGCTGAGTAAGAATTGAAAATACGGAATTAATATGTATAATCAGTATAGTGTCAAATGCATCATAGTCATTTGCAATTCCAATCATATTTTTAATAGAATTAAGTATGCTTTCCATTTGTTACCTCCTCTCACTGTCTCCACGGACAAGTATCATTCTTTGTTCTCTCAATCGGAGCCGTAATTAACAAACTCTCATCACCGTAATGTATAGCATTGTGGGTATTAAACGAGGTTGTTATTAAATATTCCGAATTTAGCAA